CTTATTGCGGCTGACTCTACATCTAAGGTGTAATCATGGAAGCCAATCGTGAGCAGTTTCTTTGGGTTGAAAAATATCGTCCGCGGAAAATCAGTGATTGTATTCTGCCTGACAAATTGAAAAACACATTCCAGGAGTTTGTGGAACAGGACAACATCCCGAATATGTTGTTGTCTGGCACAGCTGGGACAGGTAAGACCACAATCGCTCGGGCTCTGTGTGAAGAATTGGGGTGCGACTACATCATCATCAACAGCTCGGAAGAGCGAAATATTGATGTGTTGAGGAATAAAATCAAAGACTTTGCAAGTACAGTTTCGTTGGCCGGCAAGGTCAAGGTCAAGGTGGTGATACTTGATGAGGCAGATTACCTCAATCCTAATTCCACACAACCCGCACTTCGTGGATTCATCGAGGAGTACAGCAAGAATTGTCGGTTCATCTTCACGTGCAATTACAAGAACAGAATCATCCCGCCACTTCACAGCAGAACAACGGTGATTGATTTCAGGTTGGAGAAGGAGGATCGTCCTGTGGTGGCGACCAAGTTCTTCAAGCGTGTTCAAGAAATTCTGATAAAAGAGAATGTCACATTTGATTCCAAGGTGGTGGCAGAGCTGTTGAACAAGCACTTCCCGGATTATCGTCGTGTGTTGAATGAGATGCAACGGTACTCTGTGTCAGGCACCATTGACGCTGGCATATTGAGCAATGTGTCTGATGCCAACATGAAGGAGTTGTTGGTGACACTTCGTGAGAAGGACTTCAAGAAGATGCGAACCTGGGTGGTGAACAACATGGACAATGATCCGAATTTGTTGTTCAGAAAGATATATGACTTCTTGTTGCCTGAGGTGGTTCAGGTTCCCCAGCTTGTGTTGCTGTTGGCTGATTATCAGTACAAGGCAGCGTTTGTGGCTGATGCTGAAATCAATCTAGTGGCGTGTCTGACAGAAATCATGGCTGCCTGTGAGATGAAGTCATGACCGAGAAGAACCTTGATGGAGAAATCATCAAGGACTGGATTGTAGAAGATTACAAGATGCCGAAAATCAGTCCTTTTGATTTCGTGAATGCCATTAATTACACCAAAGAAAATTTGATGGTGGATGAGTGGAGTGAGAAGCAGTACAATTCGTTTGTTGTGAACAAGAGTTTGAGTTTCGGGGCTGACACAGTACACATAGCCAACGAAATGAACAGTCGTCCGCATTTGGACAAGCGCCTCCAGTTTGACTTCCTTATAAATACCATTAGACCTCGAAAGAGGTATAACAAATGGTTGAAGGCTGATGAAGTCCAAAACCTTGAAGTGGTGAAACAGTATTATCATTACAATACTGAGAAGGCACAACAAGCTTTGAGGATCCTATCACCTGACCAAATAAATACTATTAAGGAACGTTTGAACACAGGTGGCTTAACAAATGGCACATGATTTAATTAATATACCTAGTATCCCAGGATACAATCCTTTGGAAGTGAAATTGGTGAATCAAGATGACTTTCTGAAGGTTCGTGAAACACTCACTCGTATAGGTGTGGCTTCACGCAAAGACCAAACATTGTATCAGAGCTGTCACATCCTGCACAAGCAAGGCAGATACTTCATTGTGCATTTCAAGGAACTGTTTGCTTTAGATGGCAAACAAGCTGACTTGTCTGACAATGATTTGCAACGCAGAAACACCGTGGCTCATCTGTTGGAAGATTGGGGTCTGGTGGAGATAGTGAATGATGATGTCTGTGAAGATACGGCACCATTGTCACAAATCAAAGTTCTGGCCTTTGGTGAAAAAAGAGATTGGAACTTGGTGGCAAAGTACAACATCGGTAAAAAGAAATAAATAGAAGTACTTGATTGTAGGGGTGTTAGGAGTTATCATTAACCTTAGATACGCCGAAAGGGTATCACTAACACATTCGCTCGACAGGAGGAATTATGACACGTACCTATACTTTCAACACATCCAGCATTGGTGGTCCATGGGCTATTGGTTTTGATAGTCTATGGGACCGTTTACACAACATTGAAACGGTGAATAGTTCCAGCAACTATCCCCCATACAACATCATCAAACATGATGCTGAAAACTGGAGCATCGAACTTGCTGTGGCTGGCTTCAAGCGCAGTGAGTTGGATATTGAATTGGCTGAAGGTGTTCTCACCATCTCAGCTAAGGCTGAATCCACTGATGAACAGCAATATGTTCACCGTGGTTTAGCCAAGCGTGCGTTCACTAGAAAGTGGACACTCGCAGATGACGTAGTAGTTCGTGATGCTGCTTTGACTGACGGTGTGCTTTCCATCAAGTTGGAACGCATCATCCCAGAAGAAAAGAAGCCACGTAAGATTGACATTTCGTAATTAAGTAGTCCTCCTAACACCCCTACAATTGAGTACATCATGGCTTTACTTTGCATCAAAACGCTTCTAGGCGAAGATTTAATTGGTGATGTTGAGATACGTGACAACACCGTAGACATTGACACACCACTCATGGTGATGATTGTCCCAAACGAGAAGGGACAATACAGTGTGGGGCTGGCTCCCTACATGATTTTCTCAGCCACCCGAAAGTTCACGTTTGAAAAGAATCATATCATTCTGTTCACGGAACCTGCTGATGAAATTCGGAATCAATATCATAACATCACAGGAAAAGGTATTGTTCTTCCCACCAGACCAAAACTTGAATTAGTTCCATAATAACAGGGGTGCTTGACATCCCTGTTTTGCTGTGTTATATTAACTGAAACATTCACGACCCGAAGGAGGTTGAATGAAGAAGTTCTATACTAATGTGTTGCAATTTGGTAACAAGTTGCTGGTGCGAGAAGTTCGTAATGGAAAAAAGGACAATCACAAGGTGGAGTTTCGTCCCACCATGTTCATCAAGTCCAAGAAGGAATCCAAGCACAAAAGTTTGTTTGGTGAAAATCTGGAGCCCATGAAGTTTGGTGACATCAATGATGCCAAAGAGTTCATGAAGAAATACAAAGAGGTGGAGAATTTTCCCATCTTCGGCAACACCTCCTTTGCCTATCAATACATCACAGAAGAATATCCAGAAGAGGTGGACTATGATATTAGTCAACTCACCATCTTCACTATTGACATTGAAACTGCCTCAGAGAATGGATTTCCTAGTGTGGACAATCCCATTGAAGAGGTGTTGTTGATTACTGTGCAAGACAACATCACCAAGAAGATTACTACATTTGGTGTCAAGAAGTTTGATGTGCAGAACATTCAGAAAAATTTCGAGTATGTGAAATGTAAGGATGAGGCTGACCTTCTTCTTACATTTCTTCGTTTCTGGCAGATGGCTGCTCCTGATGTGGTGACAGGGTGGAACACACAATTGTTTGACTTGCCTTATCTCATGGTTAGAATCAAGCGAGTATTAGGTGAGGATCGTGTGAAGGATCTGTCACCGTGGCGCATTGTGAATGAGCGACCTGTGACTGTGAATGGGCGTGAATATCTCACAGCCGACATCTATGGCATCAGCAACTTGGATTATCTGGACTTGTACAAGAAGTTCACCTATTCAGCACAAGAAAGTTACAAGTTGGATTACATTGCTCAACAAGAGTTGGGTCGTAGAAAGTTGGAACATAGCTACGAGACATTCAAGGAACACTACACAGAAGATTGGCAATCATTTGTGGAGTACAACATCGTGGACGTGGAGCTGGTGGATGCCTTGGAAGACAAGATGAAGTTGATTGAACTGGTCATCACTATGGCCTATGACGCCAAGTGCAACTTCACAGACATCTTCTCGGCAGTGAGAACCTGGGATTGCATTCTACACAATCATCTCTGGGACAAGAACATCATTGTGCATCAGAAAAAGGAACATGAAGGCAGAACCATTGCTGGTGCCTATGTGAAAGAACCCACGCCTGGCAAGTATGATTGGGTGGTGGGTTTCGACGCCGCATCTCTGTATCCCAGCATCATCATGCAATACAACATGAGTCCTGAGACCATGATGGTGGGTATCACGGCTGACGCCAGTCCAGAAATTCTGTTGCAAGGAGATGTGAATTTCCATGACTTCTTGAAGAACAAGAATTTTGCCATGGCAGCTAACGGCTACTGCTACACTCACAAGCATCAGGGATTGTTTCCTGAAATCGTGGAGAAGATTTTCACAGAACGTGTGTTCTACAAGAAGAAGATGATTGAGGCACGAAAAGAGTATGAGAGAACCAAGGATGTGAACCAGGTGAAGCTCATCAGCAAGTACAACAACATTCAGATGGCCAGAAAAATTCAATTGAACAGTTTGTATGGTGCCTGGGCCAATCAATACTTTCGATTCTATGATGACAGAATTGCCGAAGGCATCACTCTGACTGGTCAGTACATCATTCAGCATGTGGGTCGAGCCTTGAATGAATATCTGAACAAGGTGTGTGAGACAGAAGGTGTGGAGTACACATTCTATTCTGACACAGACAGTTGCTACATCACATTGGATCATTTGGTACAGAAACACTTCTCACATCTGGACAAGAACAAAGTGGTGGATGTGATTGACAAGTTTTGTAAAGACAAGGTGGCCAAGGTGTTGACAGATGCCTGCAACCATATCATGCACGCCACAAATGGCTATGCTTCCAAAATGGAATTCAAACGAGAGGTGATTGCCGACCGTGCCATCTGGGTGGCCAAGAAGCGATATGCCTTGAATGTGTATGATAGTGAAGGTGTGCGATACAAGGAACCCAAGTTGAAGGTGCAAGGATTGGAGATTGTCAGAAGCAGCACGCCTGGCAGTGTTCGACAGTATCTTCGGGATGCTGTGAAGATGGCATTGACCTGTACACAAAAAGAAATTCAAGACTTTATTGCTGATTTGGAACAGAAGTTTCATCAGATGACACCAGAAGAAATTGCCTTCCCTAGAAGTGCCAACAATCTGGAGAAGTATCATTCTGGTTCAACCATCTACGTCAAGGCCACGCCACTTCATGTACGAGGTGCTTTGTTGTACAACCATTATATCAAAGTGAAGAAATTGGACAAAAAGTATGAAATAATTAAGGAAGGAGACAAAGTGAAATACTTGTATCTGAAAGAGCCTAATCCCATCAAGGAGAACAGCATCGCCTTCACAGTCAATTTACCAAAAGAGCTTGACTTACACAAGTATGTTGATTATCATACTATGTTCGACAAAAGTTTCTTGGAGCCTATGAGAACCATTCTGGATTGTCTGGGATGGAGTACAAATAAAGTTGCCACATTGGATGACCTATTCTAAGGAGATGTTATGTCATTAGTCAATAAATTACGTAAAAATTCCACAATTCGTGAAACAGAAATTCTAACTGACAGCAAATTTTTCACAGCCAAGGACATGATTCAAACTCCAGTGCCTATGATTAACGTGGCGCTGTCAGGTCGTTTGGATGGTGGGTTGACTCCTGGCTTGACGGTGTTCGCTGGGCCCAGCAAGCACTTCAAGACGGCTTTTGCCATGTTGTTGGCCAAGAGCTATCTGGAGAAGTATGATGATGCAGCCATCTTGTTCTATGACTCAGAGTTTGGTGCGCCAGCTGGTTACTTTCAGAGCTTTGGCATTGACACAGACCGTGTGATTCACACACCCATCACAGACATTGAACAACTGAAGCATGATATGATGTCACAAATCAACAACATTGAACGTGGCGAGCATGTCATCATCATTGTGGATTCAGTAGGCAATTTGGCTTCCAAGAAGGAAGTGGAAGATGCTTTGGAAGGCAAAAGTGTGGCTGACATGACTCGCGCCAAGCAACTGAAAAGTTTGTTCAGAATGAGTACTCCTCACTTGACCATCAAGGACATTCCCATGGTGGTGGTGAATCACACCTACAAGGAAATTGGTATGTTCCCCAAGGACATTGTGTCAGGTGGCACAGGCATCTACTACTCGGCTGACAACATCTTCATCATTGGTCGTCAGCAGGAAAAGGATGCTGATGGGTTGACGGGTTACAACTTCATCATCAATGTGGAGAAGTCTCGCTTTGTTCGTGAGAAGAGCAAGATTCCTGTTGAGGTGTCATTCGAGGGTGGCATCAGCACCTGGTCAGGTCTTCTGGACGTGGCTCTGGAATCAGGACACGTGGTGAAGCCGCAGAATGGATGGTATCAGAAAAAAGGTGAAGAAAAGAAATATCGTCAGAATGACACATATGCCAAAGAGTTCTGGATGCCCATCTTGAAGGATGCATCATTCCAAACCTGGATCAAGGAGAACTACGCCATCTCCGCCACATCATTGGTGGCAGAGTTCTCTGATGAGATGATTAACCAGGAATATGACAATGCATAATTATAAAGTGAAACCCAATCACGATTACAAGGATAATATCAAATCGGATTACTATATTGAAATCACAGATGGCCCTTTTCAAGGATTGTGTTTCGTGTTTGGCCCCATTGAGTTTGCTGGTGAAGATGAACAAGGTAATGGAAAAATCAATTTCGATTATCACTTGTTGTTCATCCCTGAAACTGTTAACTTTGAAGAAGATAAGTTTGAGATAGAACAGATGGCGGCTGGTGTGCTGCAAAGAATTTTAGAAACTTTGGTGGAGAAGAACTCTAATGAAACTGGAACTGGTGATACTGAATCAACTGATGAAGGACGAAGATTATCTCAGGAAGGTGATACCCTTTCTGAAGGATGAGTACTTCACAGACTGGTCTGAACGGAAGGTCTTTCAACATCTGAAAACATTTGTGGGACAATACAACGCCGCTCCCAGTTCAGCGGCTTTGAACATTTCGTTGCAGAATGACAAGTCGTTGACAGAAGAGGAGTTCACAAACATCACAGAAGTGGTCACACAATTTGGTGAAGCTCAATCCAACAAGGATTGGGTGTTGAATGAAACTGAAAAATTTTGCAAAGACAAGGCGGTGTATAATGCCATTGTACAATCCATTCAAATTATTGATGGTAAAGACAAGAAGTTCACTAACGAAGCTATTCCAGAAATTCTCAAAGATGCCCTCGGTGTCAGCTTCGACAATAGTGTGGGGCATGATTATTTGGTGGATTCTGATGATAGGTTCGAGTTTTATCACAGACTAGAGGAACGTATTCCATTTGATTTGGATATGTTCAATAAAATCACAAAAGGTGGATTACCTAACAAGACTCTGAACATCGCTTTGGCTGGAACAGGCGTAGGTAAGAGCTTGTTCATGTGTCACATGGCAGCAGGGGCATTGAGTCAAGGCAAGAACGTGTTGTACATCACTATGGAAATGGCTGAGGAACGTATTGCAGAACGTATTGATGCCAATTTGATGAATGTCACTATGGATGACTTGAAGAATCTTCCCAAGCAGATGTTTGATGATAGAATTTCCAGAATTAAAAACAAGACAGAAGGAAAGCTGATAATTAAAGAATATCCTACAGCATCAGCACATTCTGGTCATTTTCGAGCCTTGCTGAATGAATTGAATTTGAAGAAGGAATTTCATCCGGACATCATCTTCATTGACTATCTGAACATCTGTGCCAGCAGTAGATTCAAGATGTCTGGCAGTGTGAACAGCTACATCTACATCAAGGGTATCGCAGAAGAACTTCGTGGCTTGGCTGTGGAATTCAATGTTCCCATCGTGTCGGCCACACAGACTACAAGGAGTGGATATGCAAACAGTGATATGGATCTTACTGATACTAGTGAGTCATTTGGACTTCCAGCAACTGCGGACTTCATGTTCGGTATTATTTCCACAGAGGACTTGGAAAAGTTGGGCCAGCTGCTCATCAAGCAACTGAAGAACCGGTACAATGACCTTTCGCATCACAAACGTTTTGTGATTGGTGTGGACAGAGCCAAGATGAGATTGTATGATGTGGACATCTCGGCACAGAGGAACATCATGCAGGAAGAGAAAATAGAACAAAAGCCAGCAGCGTTCACTTCCAAAGCGTTTGTGAAGAAGAATTTTGATGGAATTAAATTTTAGTATAAATACGAGAGTTGAGACGGAGGTTCCATGTACCTGGCTAGCAAGATACACAAGGAACTGAAACACCATTTTCCTGCTGATGACATCATCGGGTCAGAATTGGCATATGGTGTTATCACCAAACGTTTGAACAAAGTGCTCCGTCCATTAGGAGCCAGAATTCGTGTGAAGCGTGACAAGGAACTGAAGGTGAAGCGTGGCAGCATCAAGCAGCCATACAATTTTTCTGGATACTTTGATACTGGAAAAAAGAAAAATGCCATTGTGTTGAATGCACATTTCACCCCCACCAGAAACACCTTCAAGTTCACACGACACAACTACAATGGATTTGTGTTCATGTTGTCTCAGATATTGCAACATGAATTGATTCATAAAAGTCAATTTGCTTTTCGTCCTGAACAAGCTGAACGAAAAGTCAAAGTGTTCCATTCTGATAAGCTGTCCAAGAAACGGTTATCAGAAATTGAATACCTCAGAGAATGGTGTGAGATTGAAGCCTATGCGCATGACATTGCCATGGAAATCAATTACTACTATTCTGACCTCAGACCATCCACCGTTATCAAGCACATTGACAGCCGTAGAAAACTCTATAGCTATATGTTCTATAAGCGTGCTTTTAAAGGGACAGATTGGACTCGCTTGAAAAAGTCTTTATTGCGTAAAATCTGGCGGTGGATACCCTCAGCACAAGGCCCCATCGCCGTGTAAGTTGTTGATTTGCAAGCACTTAACTAGGGCTTGACAAATGGACAAAAATGTGTTATATTTCATATAGGGGATACACTCCCCATCACATTCACGGAGGGCAGTATCATGACAGAAAATTCGATGGACCTTCTTGGAACCACCAAGGGGATGGTAGTGAACACCACACGAACCTGGGCAGATGTGGATCTGGATGAACAGGAATATCTGGACCGTCTGGCCAGCTTTGGTGAAGGTTTCTACGACCTCTCTCAGTTCCTAGAAAATGGTAAAACTGATGCAGCAGGTGCTTGACATTTGGTAGTAATGATGTTAGAATTAAGGTGTAGGTGAGATGTTCAACTTCTTTCTCTGGAGGCTGTATTATGCGTAATTCTGACAAGGTTTCTTTCGTTTGTTTCACTAACGGCGGCACGCGTGGCAATGGCAAGACCATTGGCACCAAGATTCGGTTCACTAACGACCGTACCCGCTACACCAAGGCGCTAGGCAAGCTCGGCGTGGCTTCTGTGGTTTGGGTGGATCTGCCCAATGCCATGACCAAGACCCAGGCTCTGGACTTTCTTCGTGGCTCAACTGATGCCTCGATTTCGGAGCAGGCATATCAGGATGCCATCTCGGCTGCGGCTCGTCGTCTCCGCCCTGCTAGCAAGGCTGCCAAGACTGTAAAGAAGGCGAAGTAATTGTTTATTGGAGCGCACGGTATCACGCCCGCCGTGCGCTCCTTCATTGAAAAGGGCGACAAGGAGATTTACTATGTCACAGAATGACCGTTTGGTTCGTTTCCTCTCAACTGGTCGTACCATCAGCGTGGCTCAGGCCCGGAGCCGTTTTGGCATCCAGAACCTTCGCGCTCGTGTGAACGACCTTCGTTCTGAGGGTTTCTGCGTGTACACCAATCGTGGTGAGACCACGACCTATCGCATGGGTCGTCCTTCACGCGCCATCGTGGCTGCTGCCTACCAGACTGCTGGTAGCCGTATCTTCGGCGGTAACTAATTAACTGAACAGGGAGAACATCATGGAATGGTATCATTATGTCATACTAATAATGTTCCTGGTCATGGTGTTCTCCCCTGTTTGGTTTTTTGGTAAGGTCAGTAAGTTTTTGTTTGATGAGGCTGAGCCTCATGAACCTGTTGTTCAATACGTTTCTCCTGGTAACATCATCCCTAATGAGGAGACTGTGGAAATGATTGACGCTGATGCCAAGGTGCTTCAGAATCTGGACAAGATGGTAAAGATGTCCAAAAAGAAGCATGTGAAACAAATGTGGAAGGTGAAGAAGTCCGAGTTTGAGCGTAAGCTTCGTTGGAATGCCACAGCGCAAAATTGGGAGTGGCGCGGCCATGTATAATCGTGAATCCACTTTGCAACTGCTGAAGAAGTTGGCTGAGATGAAGGCAGAAAATTATGAAATCAATTGGGAAGAATGGGAAGACAACCTGGACAGTGAAGAGCTGGAGTCCATGGTGAATGCTGGAGTTGAGGAACATGAAGAACATTTCATGAACCTGTCCTCAGACAAGTATGGTGAGAATGAGCTAAGTGAGGACATGGCCGAGGAGCTGGAACAGTTGATAGATGATTTGATTGCTGGATACATCTACCAGAACATGCTTCAAAAGAAAAAGGCTATCGAGGAGTTCATTTCATCCATTTAGAGATAAATAGTAGAAACCAGATACTGGACTGCTATGGCTGCTAAAAGCGACAAAAATACACATCTAGAACACCTGGAAGATGATGTCATCAACCTGGGGTACAAAGGCGCCCAACAATCCATAGCGTTTGTTGAGGCGCTTTTTGACTTGTTCCAAGGAAAAACCAATAGAAAGATGAACATCACTGTGAAGTGGGATGGTGCCCCTGCCGTGGTGTGTGGCAAAGACCCAGAAACCGGTAACTTTTTTGTTGCCACCAAGCACGCTGCGTTTTCTAACAATCAACGTTTGGCGTTTGATGAAATGGACATTGATATTCAATATGAAGGGAAAGGAGGATTAATTGATACATTGAAATATGTGTTTCGTGAATTGAAGCCTTTGAACATGACCAATGTTCTTCAGGGTGATGTGATGTTCACGCCCGATACAAAAAAAACACAGATTATTGATGGTGAACAATACATCACTTTCAAGCCTAATACCATCATGTATGCCGTGAAACCTACAGATCCTCTGGGTGAAACCATAGAAAAAGCCAATGTTGGAATTGTGTTTCATACTAAATATTCTGGTAAGGGAGCCGTCAATGAAATGTCAGCTTCTTTTGGTGTTGATGTCAGTAAGCTAAAATCTAAAACAGCTTGGATTCAGGATGCGTCATATCAGGATATGTCTGGTAAAATGACGTTGACAGCCCAAGAAACCCGAACGGTTAGTTCTCTTATTGCTTCTGTCAAAACCAATGCCACTTCTTCGAGAAAGTTTCTAGATGAATTAGCGACACAGACAACTGATTTGACAGTGGGATACATTTTCAAAATCTTCGTGAACAAACTGGTGAGAGATGGTAAAGCCATCAATGAACTTTCTCTCACGGGTCTGGAAGCCTTTGTGATGGATCGTGTGTCCAAGAAAGAAGCGGGGATGAAAACAACAGCAGGACGACAGAAGTATGCAGGATTGAAAAAAGAATTGCAAACATATCTAAGAAAGAACGCCACCAATCTTAGAGCCATGTTTAAAATATATGCAAGTTTGTTACAAGTGAAAAATATTTTTGTGAAGAAGTTGAATGAATCTCAAGGCATACCCACCTTCATTGAAACACCTGAAGGATTCAAAGTCACTGACCCAGAAGGGTATGTTGCGGTAGACAAAGCAGGAAACGCAGTGAAGTTGGTGAACAGAATGGAGTTTTCGCAAGCCAACTTCAATGCTGTGAAGGATTGGAGCAGAACACCAGTAGGACCCACTGAGTTGGCCACAGAAGTGAAAACCTTGGTGTTCTCTTGGGGGAGGTTGAACCCACCCACCATCGGACACAAGAAACTGGTGGACAAGGTGGTGAGTGTGGCAAAGAGTCGAAAGGCGGACCATGTTGTGTTGTTGACCAGAACACAAAAGGCACCTAAAGACCCATTGTCACCTGAGGACAAGGTGAGGTTTGCCAAGAAGATGTTTCCCAATGTGAATGTGATGGGGGCCACACCTGAGTTGAGCACCATCTTCAGTTGGTTGAAACATTGGAATGGCACGTATGACAAACTGGTGTTGGTGTGTGGGTCGGACCGTGTGCCTGATTTTGAAAAAATAATTCATGCCTATAACGGAAAAGATTACACATACAAAGCAGTGGAAGTGGTGTCGGCAGGCGAACGTGACCCGGATTCAGAAGGTGTCACAGGGATGTCAGCCAGCAAACTTCGTGCATTTGCAGCAGCAGAAGATTACAAGAATTTCAAAAAAGGATTACCCAGCACATTTCGTGAGGCAGATGCCAAGGCATTGTACGAAGCTGTGATAGAAGGAATGAAACAATAATTTTAACCGAGGACACACATGGATATTCAAAAGCTCAAGGGACACGTTCCCGACTCAGTAATCACACAAATTCCAGAAGTGATGGAAAAGTTTCAAATCAACACCCCTCTTCGTCTTTGCCATTTCTTGTCACAATGCGGTCATGAATCAGGCAACTTCAAGGCAGTGAATGAAAATCTAAACTATGGCGCCAAGGGCTTGTTGGGATTGTTCAAGAAGTATTTTCCAACCGAAGCCAAGGCTTTGGAATACGAACGTAAGCCTGAAAAGATTGCCAACTTGATTTACGGTGGCAGAATGGGTAACGGCCCAGAAGCCTCAGGTGAAGGCTACAAGTATCGTGGTCGTGGTTACATTCAATTGACCGGCAAAGACAACTACTCAGCATTTGACAAGGTGGTTGCTGAAGATATCACAGCCAATCCTGATTTAGTTGCCACCAAGTATCCTCTTCTTTCAGCTGCCTGGTTCTGGAACTCACGTGGCTTGAATGCTTTGTCAGACAAGGGTGCCACAGATGCTGATGTTACTGCCATCACTAAAAAGGTGAACGGTGGCACCATTGGTTTGGAAGATAGAATCAAGCACTTCAAAGAATTCTACGCTCTGTTGAAATAACTTTAAGGAGAATTTATATGAAAAAACTTCTAGTGGTGTTAGGGTTGGTTCTCACCGCATGTGCATCACCAACAGCACCTGTTGAACCAGCTGAAGATTATTCGCTGGTAATGTTTGGAGAACAAGGGTCATCGTTGGAAGGTACTATGGGAGCACAACCTGCTAATCATCCTGTGGATGGTCGTACAGGTCGTGCACAGTTGCCTGATAGTTTGAAATTGACCCCACAACAAATGGCAGCCATCAAGGTGTTACGAGACAATTTCAAAGAAGCCAACAAGGCCCGTTTAGATTCATTACGTGACATCTTCACCCGCGCACGTGATGCTCGTCGTAGTGGTGCCACCCGAGAAGAAATTCATGCAATTTTGGTGACATCTCGTCCCATTGTACAAGCTCTTCGTCCTGCCGTGTTTCAACTACACGTGGCAATACGAGCAGTATTCACCCCAGCACAACGAGCATGGTTAGATGCACATCGCCCTCGTCCACCTGTGACTTGTATGGCATGTGCTCCTGTATGTAATAGTGGATGTTGAAGTAATAAATATAAGAAAGGAGATGTTATGAGACTGAAACTTCTTGGATTGTTGTTGACATTTGCGGGTGTGTTGTACTGGCAAGATTCCACAAGCGATGATGCCATGGACAAGTACATTGCTGAATACAAGCAGTTTCAGGCTCAAGCAGATTCAGCCTCAAAATTTGCTGACAGTTTGGCACAAGAAATTGTGATTGCAGACAATGAAGCTCGTGCAGCACAAAGTCGTGCCAACGTGTACAGCAAACAAGTTGTATCATTGAAAAATGAAACATCATTATTGAAGGATCGAACACAAGAGTTGACGGAGACTATCACCGATACACTAGAACTTGCCAGACAGATACTACCATTAAAAGATTCAATAATTACAAAACAAGAAACAACTATTTCTACACAAGGTAATCAAATACAAGAATTAGAAACTGCCATACAGAAAAAAGATGACGCTTTAAAACTTGCTTTACTCCGTGGTGATAGTCTCCAAACTGTTGTGAACAACATCCCGTCTGCTCCCAAGAACCCTAACAGAATGTTTGGCATCAAGTTACCAAGCAGAAAGACCACATTCATTGTGGGTGTTGTGGCTGGTGTTGTGGTGGGTGGTGTAGTATTGAAATGATTAAATTAAAAGAATTTCTTGAGCTGGAACAAGAAACCGCCATCTATCACGCAGAATTGAATCCTGTTGCTTGGGATGGTATGAAATTGAAGCCCGAGATTCGTCAGGCATTATTGAAAGTTGCTAGCAAGTTCATTGAAACCTGGGGTGTGAATTTAGAAGTTACTGATATTATTCTCACTGGATCCAACGCCAACTACAACTGGACCAAGTTCAGTGATTTTGATTTGCATGTTGTGGTGCGTTTGGGTGGATATTCTGATGTCACTGTAGTTGAAAAACTTCTTCGTTCCAAGAAGGATGAATTCAACCGCCGACATAACATCAGAATCAAAGGATATCCTGTTGAAGTGTATGCTCAAGGAAGCAACGAACATTTGATTGCCACAGGACAATTTAGTCTTGTGACAAATAGTTGGCTTGTTGAACCTCATATGAAGGCACCCTCATTTGAACATAAAGAAATTGGTGACATGGCAGACAGTCTCATCAAAGAAGCACAAGATGCCATTGCCGCCAACAATGTTGACGCCATTCAACTTGTATTAGATAAAATTTCTGGACTTCGTAAATCAGGATTATCAAAGACAGGCGAATTTGGATTGCAAAACATGGTGTTCAAGGTAGTGCGTAATTCAGGCATGATTGAAAAGTTACGTCAAGCTCTTGTTGATTTGTCTGATAAAGAACTGTCACTGGATGAAGCCTTGACTCCTCAAGGACGATACAAGAAGCAACGTACCATGAGAAAGTATCGTTGGAAATTACTACGTAGAAAAAAGATTACAGCAAAAATCAATGCCAGCGCCAAACGATTTCAAAGACGTTTAAACAAAGACGCATTACGAAAAGTATACAAGTCAGTGGGTGTGAAGAATAAAGCAAGATTGTCTAATACACAAAAATCTGCTATAGAACGTTTGGTGAAGCAACGTGCCAAGATATATAAAAAGTCTTTGATTCGTAAAGAACTTCCAAAATCCAAGAGAACCTACTAATGAACGAAGATTTAAGAAACTGGTTTCGTGAGAAATGGGTAAATATCGCCAAGAAGAAAAAGTCTGGCGGTTATGAACCCTGTGGCACCTCAGGTAAAAAGAAAGGCTATGCCAAGTGTGTACCAGCTGCCAAAGCAGCCAGCATGAGTAAAGATGAAATCAAATCTGCGGTCAGAAGAAAACGTGCAGCACAATCAGCCGCCGGCCGGCCCGGCAAAGACCAACCTGGTCAAGGCAATAAACCCATCATGGTGAAAACTATGAAAGAAGAAATCTTACAAGAAAAGAACAAGCCCACCAACCCTAAACTTTGGGCTCGTGCCAAGAGCTTAGCTCGCTCCAAGTTTGATGTGTATCCCAGCGCCTATGCCAATGGCTGGGCCGCCAAATGGTATCGTAGCAAAGGTGGTGGATGGAGAAGCACCAATGAAGCTGTAGGTCAAGGTCCTTGTTGGGATGGCTATCGTCAAGCAGGTATGAAGAAGAAAGGCGACAGGATGGTGCCTAATTGTGTGCCTGTCACAAAAGAAGAATACGGCAAAGAAAATGAAATAGGTACACCAGAACGCACTAGAAAAATGTTGGAAGGCACGCCTGGTCAAGAAAATGCAGACATTCCAGTTTTGAAGAAGATGAAAAGCCTGAAAGAATTCATGATGTGTGACACACTTGCCAAGTATAACAACACATTGAAAGTGAATACAGGTGTTGAAGAACCAGAAGATGAAATGGAAGACATGGATGAGGCTGCTCCAGCATGGCAACGCAAAGAAGGCAAAGACCCCAAGGGTGGATTGAACAGAAAAGGTATTGCCTCATATCGTCGTGCAAATCCAGGCTCAAAGTTGTCCATGGCTGTGACTACCAAGCCCTCCAAGTTGAAACCTGGCAGCAAGGCTGCAAAACGTCGCAAATCCTTCTGTGCTCGTATGGGAGGCATGAAAAAGCGTCTGACATCAGCCAAAACTGCCAATGATCCTGATTCACGCATCAACAAAGCCCTACGTAAATGGAATTGTTAATGGTGTATTCTTATAAATAATAGTAACACCTTACCAAACGCATCATGGACGTCCGAGAAAAGCAAATTGAAACTCTAGTTCGGTTAGGCTTGATGCCAGTTCAATACCTGCCATTTCTACAAATGGCACTGAATGGTATTGGATCTGATGCATTTCTGCCATTGAACCAACGTCGAGTATTCTATGACTTCGTAAGGAAGTTGATGAATTTGACTTTGAATGACGAAATGATGTACCGTTTACTACGCCAGAGAGTTGCCATGACAAAGTTCGAAGAATTCAATCCCATTTCAGAAGAAGATATTGACTTGAAGCGCACTCCAGAGGGTATGCTAGACAGCATGGCCAGCTCTTTGAAGAGCAAGAAACGTGCTGGTGGTCGTGTCTCAAAGGCAGAACAACGTTTGGCATCACGCGCCAAGACAGAACTTCGTCGTCGTCGTGATAACAAAAAAGGTCGTGAAGATTACAAAAGCATGAAGGAAGATGTCATCATGACAGAATCCTATGAAAAGGCCTTTCTTGAAGTGCTCGCTACATACAATGTCAACAGTATAGCTGACCTTTCCAAAGATAACGTCAAAGAATTTTTCAACAAAGTCGAACAACTTTATAAATCAGGAGAATAACCATGTCAGGTTGGGGTATTAAAGACGATAAAACGTCAACAGGTACAGTAGCTATCACCACAGGTGGTGCTGTTACCGGAACAGGTACAGCTTTCACCACAGAAGCACGTGTAGGTGATTTTCTACTAGCAGGAAGCCAAGAATTTGTAATCACAGCCATTGCAACTAACACAGCATGCACAGTGATTGTTGCACGTGCTGGTGATAGCATCACCGCAGTGGCAGCAGGCACCAATTTTACACTTAGTGAAAAGCCCAAGTTCCTTCGGCACGGGTTTTCAACTGGCGTAGACACCAAGACTGTGTATGGTGTGGATGCCACAGAAATGGGTGTCACAGAAGGTCCAGGTCATGCCGGATGGGTTCATGCTCGTAATGTGAAAACTGGTGCTATTGCAGCAGTTGACAACATCAGTGCTGCTGCAGGTGCACGTAAGGCAGGTATCTATCTAGTGGCAGGAAGCACATCCGGTTCAGGCACAGGACATCTGTTCCGCATCACTGTGTCAGCTGCAGGCGCAGCTTCAGTGATTGAAATTGTGCAAGCAGGTGCAGGACATGCTGACAATGACACCATCACAGTCACCGACTCATTGTTGGGTAGTGGTGGTGCAGCCAGTTTGACATTCCAAGTGAATGGTATCACAACCAAGAGACAGTATGAAACTCTGGTAACCTTGGGTGCCAACACTGCAGCCAGCATGGGTGATGCTGAAGATGCTGTGTTCCCAGACGCATAATAGGAACTATTCATGGCAGATAGCAAAGTATCTGAATTGACCGCAGCCACGTCCGTCAACTCGGCGGACGTGCTCTATCTGGTGCAATCTAGCACAGATAAAAAACTTAGCATGTCCACATTGTTGGCCAATCTTCCCAATACACTCACCAAGTTTTCAGGATTGATTGCGCTGAGCGCAGGCAGTCCACAAACACTTGTGGGTTCTGGCACCGTGAATTCTTCAAAATTCATGACCACAATAAGTAATACAGCAGGAAGCTTTGCATTAACCATGGCAGATGGTACTCAGGATGGACAATTGAAACTCATCATGTGTACTTCTGCTACAGGCACCAGCACCATCAGCGATGGGTTGAAAGGATGCACTGCTGAATTCACAGAAACAGGTCACACCTTGTTATGCATGTGGTTTGACAATGACTGGTGGCCAATTGGAGGCACAGCAACACTAACGTTCTAAATTATGCCTATTGAATTGACGCAGGACACATTTCTATTGTATGCAGCACAAAATTACAACAACACATCCTGTGTGTCATTACGGGAATTTGAAAGTGATTTGAAACGTTTCAAATACATCAAACGATTGTTGAAGCGGTACAAAAAAACACAGATGTTGAGTGAGCGCTTGATTCTGAATCATTTGATTTTGTTACACAATGTGTTTGCTGATGCGTTGATTCCCATGGTGTTTCTGAAGTTTGAACCTGAGTACTGGTCGGAGATGAAAACATTTTTAGTGTTTCTGAACTACCTACCAGAGCATTATTCAATCACAAAATCTGTAAATGAAACTGATGTGCCGTTGGATAGGTACATCATCAACAAACTGAGAAAAATATGAAAACATTTAACAAATTCTTGGAAGAAGTGGCAGCAAACAGTGTGGCAGGTGGGGGTGTTTCCACCTATGACCCCATCATGAAGTTCAAGATGTTTCGTCGTAAATCCAAAAAGAAATAAGGAGAAACTATGATTTGGTTAGCAATTGCAATAGTATTGGCTGGTGTGTTCTACTGGACCTTCCTTCGTGAAGATGAAGGTCGAGTGACATTGAAAAGCATAACAGAAAAAGCTAAAAACGTGGCAGATGTCAACAAAGATGAACAGGTTGATGTCAAGGATGCTGTGGCAACTGTGGCTGAAGTGAAGAAAGAAGTGAAGAAGGTGAAGAAGAAGTATGGTGGTAAGGTCAAGAAAGCCAAGTAATAAATGAGCTTAGAGACAGAAGTGGCAGTGTTGAAGAGTGATGTCAACAGAATGACATCGCTCTTTTCACGCTTGGATGCTGCCATTGAAAAGATGGGTGATGTGTCCAACAACATTGCCAAGATGTTGGCTGTTCATGAAGAACGGTTAAATAGACAGGAAGACACGGACGAGGAGTTGTTCTCATTGGTAGAAAAACGCCGACAAGAATTACAGAGTGATATCAAAGAGTTGCATTCTCGTATCACCACGGTCAGTCGTGATATGTCCGATGACCTGACAGAAACAGAACAACGATTGATGACTGCCATGACTTATGGCCATTCAGAAATTAAAAAATGCATCACAGAAGAACACAAAGCCATCACAGAACAACAGGCTGAACTGGAAAAAAGAGTGGTGGAACTGGAACGATGGAAGTGGCTCATCATGGGAGGTAGTGTGGTGTTGGGTGCCATCTCTCATCAATTAATAGGTGAATTTCTGAAGTAAAACACCTGAAAAAATCTTTGTAAGACCCTGTTCAGAAAGACGCCTGGAAAGGTGTCTAAATTCTTCTCCTAAAAATTTGGTTTTTATAAATAAATTTGGTAGTCCGCACCATTAAAACTTGACAAATATGGTCACATCGTGTATCTTCCAAGACAGGAGGAAACACGATGTCCTATTTTATTGACACAAAATATCTGAACATGATTGGTCACAGACTTCCCTTGTTTGCCAAGAAAAAGGCAGACTTGTGGAATTGTCGTTGCATCATTTGTGGTGATTCCAAGACCAACAAGAAAAAGGCACGTGGCTATTTCTATCGGCAGAAAAATGACTTGTACTACAAGTGTCATAATTGTGATGCCAGTCAACATTTCGGAACGTTTTTGAAAAACTTTGATGCTCACACCTATCAACAATATGTGTTTGAACGCTACAGCAAAGGTGAAAACGGACCCAAAGCACACACAGATGCTGAACAACATTTCAAATTTGATGCTCCTGTGTTCAAACCCAAGTCCCTGTTGGATCAGGTGGCTGTTCGGTTGGACAAATGTGATGCTGACAATGAGGCAGTGAAATATTGTGTGTCCAGAAAAATTCCTGTTGACAAATATCAGGAATTGTATTATATTCCTTCAGTGAAGGACATTCAGAAGATTGCCCCTGAATATGATAGCATTCGCACCGAAGAACCTCGGTTGTTGCTCCCGTTTTATGATGAAGTTGGTGAACTCACGGGAGTGACAATGCGAGGACTTCGGGGTGAATCACTGCGATATATAATGATTAAGATGAAGGAAGATGCGCCGCTCATCTTTGGTATCAATCATGTGGACAAGACCAAGCCCATCACCATTGTGGAAGGGCCCATTGATAGTTTGTTTCTGAACAACAGTTTGGCATGCGCAGGTACAGGATTCAGCAAGATTGAATCGTTGAATTTGCCGAAACATCTGGTGACCATTGTGTTTGACAATCAACCTAGAAACATCGAGGTGTGTAAACTTGTTGAGAAATACATCAATCTGGATTACAAGGTGGTCATTTGGCCTTGTGGATATCGTGAAAAAGACATCAATGAATTTGTTGAGAGCGGAAGAAAAGTCCATGACCTTATTCGTGAAAACACATTTCAAGGACTTATGGCGAAACTGAAATTCACAGAATGGAGAAATTGTTAATGAATGTACGTTTGATATCCCACACCATTGCATGTGCTGATGACATGAATCATGTGGCAGAAATGAATGACCTGGTGGCATTTTGTGCCAGAGTAAGCAATCCCAGCAACCAGTACAACACAGAAACAGCAGACAAGTTGATTGGCTATCTCATCAAGTGGAAGCATTGGAGTCCCTTTGAAATGGTGAACATTTGTTTGGAAATTGAAACCACCCGTGACATTGCCAGGCAGATTCTTCGACATCGCAGTTTCAGTTTTCAGGAATTCAGTCAACGATATGCTGACCCTGTGAAAGAATTGACATTTGAAACCCGTAAGGCAAGATTACAGGATGTGAAGAATCGGCAGAATAGCATTGAGACTGAAAACGAGGCCTTGCAACAGGATTGGGAACATCACCAGAACATTGTGATTCAACAAGCCAAGTTGGCCTATGAGTGGGCCATGCAACATGGTATTGCCAAGGAAGTGGCACGTGCTGTGTTGCCTGAGGGATTGACCACGTCCCGTATGTATATGAATGGCACTTTACGAAGCTGGCTTCACTATATAGATATACGTTCTGACAAAGCCACACAAAAGGAACACCGAATGATTGCTTGGGAATGTGCCAAAGTGATTGCTGAAATCTTCCCATTCATAAATAACTTTTCACATAATGAGACTGAGTGATATGCAAAATGATGTTCAGATTTTTATGGAAGCATGTGGTCAAGCAGTACATACTAGACCCAGTTTCACCGATGAGAATTACAAGCAAGCTGTCCTGTATTTAAACTTGATTCAAGAGGAGATGGCGGAGTTAGAAGAAGGATTTGAACACCAGGACATAGTAGAAACAGCAGATGCTTGTGGCGATTTGATTTGGGTGATTCTCGGTCTGTGCAATACCTTAGGAATTCCTATGGGTTCTGTATGGCAGGAAATCACCTCATCAAACATGAGCAAAACTGTTGATGGTCAAGTCATCCGCCGTGAGGATGGCAAGATTTTAAAACCCAACACATATTTTCCTCCCAACATTCACCGAGCACTACAGCTCCAGGATCCGACCCATGAGTAAGATGGAATTACCAGCCAAGATTTTATCAGACATCACTGTGTTCATGAAGTATGCCAAGTTCAACGACAAAAAGAATCGTCGGGAGAATTGGAAAGAATTGGTGGACAGAAACAAGAAAATGCACTTGGAAAAATTTCCCAATTTGAAAGAGGAAATCAATGAAGCATATAAATTTGTCTACGATAAAAAGATACTTCCTTCCATGCGCAGTTTGCAGTTTGCTGGGAAACCTATTGCCATTAACAATGCTCGTTTGTATAATTGCTGTTTTCTACCTATTGACCACGTGGATGCCTTTTCAGAAATCATGTTCCTGTTGTTGTCGGGAACAGGCGTAGGATATTCAGTTCAACAACATCATGTAGAAAATCTTCCTGAAATCAACAGGCCTACAAAGAATCGTCGATATCTTATTGGCGATAGCATTGAAGGCTGGGCTGATTCTGTCAAGGTGTTGATGACAGCCTACATGAAGGGCAAGGCCATGCCTGTGTATGATTTCTCTGATATTCGTGAAAAGGGTGCGCCTCTCATCACATCAGGTGGCAAGGCGCCTGGGCCTGAACCATTGAAAGATTGTCTCCACAACGTTCAGAAAATTCTGGACAGGAAACAAAACGGTGACAAACTCACCACACTAGAAGTGCATGACATTCTGTGTTACATTGCTGATGCTGTATTGGCGGGTGGCATTCGTCGGTCAGCCATGATTTCATTGTTTGACATTGATGATGATGAAATGCTCACATGCAAGTTCGGCAACTGGTGGGAACAAAACTCACAACGTGGTCGCGCCAACAACTCTGCTGTGATTGTTCGTTCCAAGGTGGAAGAAGAAGTGTTCTTTGATTTGTGGAAGAAGATTGAAGCCTCAGGATCAGGTGAACCTGGATTCTTTTTCACCAATGACAAAGATTGGGGTATGAATCCCTGTGCTGAAATTTCACTTCGCCCCTTTCAGTTCTGTAACTTAACAACCATTCACGCAGGTGATGTGGCATCACAAGAAGATTTGAATGCACGTGCCAAGGCGGCAGCATTCATTGGAACATTGCAAGCATCATATACAAACTTTCACTATCTGAGAGACATATGGAAGAGAACAACAGAGAGAGAAGCCTTGATTGGAGTATCAATGACGGGGATTGCATCGGGTGGAGTTTTGAGATTGGACATGAAGGAAGCCGCAAACATTGTGAAGGAGGAGAATCAACGTGTCGCAGCTTCAATTGGTACGAACCCAGCAGCTCGTTGCACCACGGTGAAGCCTGAGGGCACATCCTCATTGGTGTTGGGTACATCATCAGGCATTCATGCCTGGCACAACAAGCACTACATTCGTAGAATTCGTGTAGGCAAGAATGAAAGCATCTACAACTATCTGGTGAACAATCATCCTGAACTGGTCACAGATGAATATTTCAAGCCCAACATTCAAGCTGTGATTGAAGTACCACAAAAGGCACCTGAAGGTGCTGTCACACGCCAAGAATCTGCGTTGGATCTGTTGAAGCGTGTGAGCAAAGTGTGGAAGGAATGGGTGAAGCCAGGACATCGTAAGGGTGCCAACAAGAACAACGTATCAACTACAGTATCCATCAAGGCAGATGAATGGGATGAAGTGGGTCGTTGGATGTGGGACAATCGTGACAACTTCACAGCTCTTTCAGTTCTTCCATACTCAGACCACAGTTACATACAAGCACCATTTGAAGATATTGATGAAGCCACATATCTTGAAGCTGTTCAGGTGCTACACAACATCAATCTGGATGATGTCAAAGAAATGAATGATGAAACCAATTTGCAAGGTGAAGCCGCCTGTTCAGCCAATGGTTGTGAAGTGTCATATTGAAACAAATTGAACCGAGCATCAAGGAGCTAATATGGCAACAGATTTAATTACCACTGAAGAATCTAATAATGAATTCACCTTAACTACTAGTGATTTAAATATTACAGTACCTGTCATAGTGGATGCTACTTTATCAGTGGATGGTGCTGTATCAATAGATGGTGCTGTATCAATAGATGGTGCTTTATCAGCAGGCAGCACCACCATCACTGGTAATGTAACCACCACAGGCAATCTCACAGTAGGCGGTAATGCTGCCTGGGCTACATCTATTGTGGGCGTAACCAAGTTGTTTGATATTGAACATCCTACTAAACAGGACATGCGCCTTCGTCACGGCTGTTTGGAAGGTCCTGAATATGGAGTGTATGCCCGAGGCAAAACTTCTGAAGGCATCATCCCTTTACCAGATTACTGGTCAGGTCTTGTAGATGAAAAAACTATAACCGTGCACCTCACACCTACCAACATGGATCAAACCTTGGTGGTGAACAATGTGAACGGACTAACAATACAAGTGCTAGGAAATTGTCGCCTGCCGTATTATTATTATGTGATGGCAGAACGCAAAGATGTCTCCAAGATAGAAGTGGAACAAAATGCATAAAATCATTGTTTGTTTAGTCTGTGAAGCAGAATTCACCATCAAGCATGATATGGATGATAACCATTATAGAGCTGAATTTTGTCCTTTTTGTGGTGAAATGTTGGAAAATGATGAAGATTATGAATATGACATGGATGAGGATGAGGAATGAAAAACTTAGTCACCATCATCATACCCTGTAAAAATGAAGAAAAATATATTGGACATCTACTTGATTCTTTGTCACAACAAATGGGTATCGGAAATACTCGTATCCTTGTCGCAGATGCCGATAGTACCGATAATACTATCAATGTTGTAAAGCTATACGAGGATAGGTTGAACATTGAAGTCATCAAAGGTGGACCTGTGTCTGAAGGAAGGAACAATGGTGCCAAGTTGGCAACAACTCCATACATCTTGTTCTTGGATGCTGATGTTCGGTTGTTTCATCCATCCACCATCTATGATGCAGTGAACAAGATGGTGGTGTACAACTTGGATCTGGTGACAGCCAACATCAAAAACTACGGCCCGCATCTTCGAGCATCATTTCTATTTTGGAAATTCAATCTTGTGAACAAAATCATGACCAGGAAAACTCCATTTGCCATCGGAGCATTCTTCTTGACTCGTCGTGACAAGTTTGAACAACTTGGTGGGTTTCCAAACAAATATGAAACATCAGAAGATTACATTCTAAGCAAACAATATGATGCCAAGAAGTTCATGATTGTGGACCATTACTTCGGTCAAGATGAACGACGATTCACCAAGTTGGGATATCTAGGTATGATGTGGTACATGACCGTGAACTTCTTCAACCGAAACAACCTCAAGCACTTTGAAAAAGCAAAAGTGAACTATTGGGATTGATATGAAGCATTACAAAGCCATCATTGTGTCTGATGTTCATCTAGGAACAGAAGATTGTAAAGCCGTGGAGTTCTTGAAGTTTCTGGAAGAACATCACACTGACATATTGATTATCAATGGTGACTTTGTGGATGGATGGTCTTTGTCCCGTGGTGCCAAGTGGCGTAGCAAACACACCAAGGTGATATCCAAAGTGTTGGACATCTCCAGAAAAATTCCTGTGGTCTGGATTCGTGGGAATCATGATGAGTTTTTGCATGAGTTTATGCATATGCATCTTGGCAAATTACAAGTGGAAGAAAACTATATCCTTGACCTCGGTGAAGGCAAGAAGTATTTCATCTTCCACGGAGATATATTAGACGTATTCGTTGCCAAATGGAAATGGATTGCCAAGATTGGGGCCAGTGGATATGAACTGGCACTTCGTTTGAATACTTGGTACAACAAATGGAGAGCATGGCGAGGCCTTCCCTACTACTCCATTTCCAAAGACATCAAGAATGGCGTGAAGGCGGCTGTGAACTACATCACAGATTTTGAAGTGGGAGCTGCCAGCCTGGCACGACAACACAATTGTTCAGGTGTCATCTGTGGACACATTCACAAACCAGAAGATAGACAAATTGCT